GTATGGACAACGGACACCGTGCCGAAAGCATGAAGAACTTCAAGCAAGGACTCATGACACAAGGCTCGGTTGTCCGCAAGCGACCGAGGGGCGGTGGTAGCGAAACCACAATGCTCATCGGCTTCAAACTCGTCAGCGACTTCCTTTAACACAATGTCGCAACTTGTCGCAGGTTCTATAGGTTATTTTCAAAAAACGCTCTTTTATAGAAATGACATATTTTACTTGCGACAATCTGCGACAGACGTCCTTTACAAGACAATTGTGACCTAAGGGGCGGGTCAAATCTGTGGGCGAAAAATAGTGTCCAACGGGTGGGCAGCCCCGCGTACAAAAAGAAATATTCAAAGGGGGTATTACCCCTAAAACAAACAAATCAAAAAATGGAGGATTTTTTATGAAATTTAGACCTATTTACAACAAAAAATTCCGTGTTACCGCATCTGATAGAGAGGCATTTACCACTCAGGACTATACCTGTATGTTCATTTTGCAGACGATGAAGGGACAGCCCGTAGCGGTTTCCGTGTGCAACGATCTTGATTGCCACATTTGGAGGGTGCAGTACGGCTTCTCCACCGTCTACTTTGGTGAGTACGCCGAAGCGATGGATTTTTGCCGTGAGCATTTCTGCGACCTTACCGGAAACAAGCTGAAGAAGGCAAAGGAGAGAAAATAATGTTTCGGCTCTCAAATTATCTTCAGAAGCATTTGAAAGGTCATATCGATTTCGATACATTCGTGCTGATCGCTGTTATCCCTCGCAAAAAGAAGGATACCGTGGTTCTCTTGGCACCGAAGTATGAAACCGAATACACCTATTTCGCACTTCAAAACGGCAAAAATTACACATATCATTCTTGCCTCGACACCCTGCTGACGGCAGCACATAAATGCGGTATCAGCCGTTTCAAGCTGTGGCGTTGTCGCAAACGCTATGAAAATTTCAAAAGGAGAGGTCTTATATGAAAAAATATTATCCGCTCATTGATATGGACACAACCGGGACAATAAAAGTGCCGATGTTTCCTGCCTACGATTACAAAACAGCGTTGAGAACAAGCAATTTCGCACTCGGAGAAGTCTCTTCCCACCATTACCGCTTGATTGCCGTAACCCCTCACGCTATGAGAGATTATCTCTCTTATGACATCCGTTGTCCCAAGTGCGGTGCAACGATGGATATGACCGAACCGCACGAAGGTGAGTATGTTCTTGCAGAGTATACTTGCGAAAACTGTCAATAAATTTTTGGAGGTATAAAACTATGACTATTGACGCTATTAAAGAAAGAGATTACGCCGTGGCTATGCCCGAATACGATTATGCATTTTGGAATGCCGTAAAGCGTAAGCCCCACAATGCAAAAGAGCTTGAAAAGGCTAGCAGTAACGAAGCCGGTACATATCTTCCTCTTCAGGCAAATTCCAAGATGAACGCTGCCCTCAAGAGAGAAAGCGTGTTCCGCTCACTTGCTACCATTGCTTATATGAGAGAACCCGGCGGTATCGTTCTTGCAAAGTATTGCGATTCGGAGAGTTGTTGGGTCCCCGAACACGGAATGTATACTTTTTCGGAGAACCCCGGAGAATTCACCGAATACAACATCAAGGCACACAAGCTCGGAACGCTTCTCAAATATGACGAGGCATTTATGGTAGATGTCGGTCTTAATATGGAAAACCACCTGATTGACAACATTGCCAAGAGCTTCGGTGCTATGGAAGATGCCGCCTATGTAAACGGAAATGGTGATATTCAGCCTACCGGAATTCTCCACAGCACTCGCGGAGCACAGGTCGGCACAACCACCGCGAATCTCACCTATGAGGACGTGGTCAAGCTCTACTTCTCGGTCAAGCCTGAATACCGCAAGAGAGGTGTTTGGATGATGAACGATGAGACCGCTTATTATCTCCGCACCCTCAAAGACGAAGGCGGTAACTACATTTGGAATCACGCCAACGATACCATCCTCGGCAAGCGTGTATACATCTGCAACGATATGCCGAGCATCGGTGCCGGAAACAAGCCTATCGCATTCGGTGACTTTTCCTACTATTGGATTATTATCCGTGACGAGGTTAGCGTAAAGGTTCTCAAGGAGCTTTATTACGATGATATGCAGATCGGCTATATTGCTCGTGAGTATCTCGATGCAAAGCTCATCCGCCCCGAGGCAATCAAGGTCATTCAAATGAGCTAAAAAGCACATCACCGCAAGGGTATATATTCCCTGTATGCTCTTGCGGTGACATTGTCATAACCCTAAAATTGATACAAAATACAGGCGCAATCTTTGTGTACTATATAATCGCAATAACCGTTGCAATTTAAGGGATATAGAGGTAATATGTATGCTACCAAAGGAGGTGAATATATGGAACGAATCATACGGCAAGTGCAATTCCCGATGCAATCGCAGCCGAAGGCAAAAAGGGTTGTAGCTTATGCCCGTGTGTCCACGGGAAAGGATGCAATGCTGCATTCACTTTCCGCACAAATCAGCTACTACAGTGATTTGATTCAAAAGCACAGCGGTTGGCAATATTGCGGAGTATATTCCGATGAAGCTACCACGGGAACGAAAGGTAACCGAAAAGGCTTTCAGGATATGATAAAACAATGCCAATCTGGAAACATCGACCTCATTATTACAAAGTCGATTTCACGCTTTGCCCGTAATACTGTTACGCTTTTGCAAACGGTGCGAGAGTTGAAGGAACTTGGCGTTGACGTTTATTTTGAAGAGCAGAACATCCATACGATGAGCGCAGACGGCGAATTGATGATGACCATCCTTGCATCGTATGCCCAAGAAGAAAGCCTATCCGCAAGCGAAAATCAAAAATGGCGTGTACGGAAAGCGTTTGAAAACGGAGAGCTTATGAACCTACGCACGATGTTCGGTTATTCCATTTCCAAAAGTAGCATCACCATACACCCTGAAAATGCAGAAATCGTAAGGGAGATATTTCGCAGATTCATAGATGGCGATAGTATGGGCGGTATTGCAAATAGCCTCAACGAGAGAGGCGTAATAGGAGCTTTAGGCGGTGTTTGGGATGCTCAACGCATACGGCAGATACTATCCAATGAAAAATACACGGGGAATGCACTTCTTCAGAAGCATTACCGAAACAACCACCTGGAAAAGAAGAAAACCAAGAATCAAGGTGAATTGCCGTTATATTATGCGGAAGGAACTCACGAAGCCATCATCGACCAAGCAACCTTCGACCGAGCCGGAAAAAGGCTACGAGAATTGGAGTACGAAAACTCAAAGCGCAAAAGACCTCAAAGCTCACCCTTTACAAGTCGTATTCGGTGTGGCATATGTGGTGCTAATTATAAGCATTGTGTGAACCTCGGCAAGCATTTTTGGCAATGCTCCACCTATATGAAAAAGGGCAAGCAGTTCTGTCACGCCAAGCGCATATCGGATGAAGTTATACATAGGCTTACGGCAGAGGTGCTTGGTACGGAAGAATACGATGTGGGTGTGCTTGACAGCCGTATAACGCTTATACAAGCGGAGGAAAACCACACCATAGTTTTCCGCACCGCCGAAGGAGAAGAAATCGTTAAACAATGGGAATTGCCCTCACGCTCTGAAAGTTGGACAGCGGAGATGCGAGAGGCAGCAAGCGAAAGAAAAAAGAAAGCGAGGAAAAGTAATGGCTAGAGCGGTTACGGTCATACCACCTACTATAAATCCATTAACAAAGATGCCTACCGCCACAGTAAGCAAACGGCGTGTTGCAGGGTATGCTCGTGTGTCTACCGATAGCGACGAACAGTTCACCTCTTACGAGGCGCAAATCGATTATTACACTCAATTCATAATGCGCCATAGTGATTGGGAGTTCGTTAAGGTATATACGGACGAAGGTATCTCGGGCACGAACACCAAGCGCAGAGAGGGTTTCAATCAAATGATAACCGATGCTCTCGACGGCAAAATAGACCTGATCGTTACAAAGTCGGTCAGCAGATTCGCACGAAACACTGTAGATAGCCTTGTGACTGTAAGAAAGCTCAAAGATAAGGGTGTAGAGGTTTTCTTTGAAAAGGAGAACATTTATACGCTCGATAGCAAGGGAGAACTTCTCATAACGATTATGTCCTCTCTTGCCCAGGAGGAGAGCCGTTCCATTTCCGAGAATGTGACTTGGGGACAGCGCAAGCGCTTTGCAGACGGCAAGGTGATGCTTCCGTACAAACGATTCCTTGGCTACCGAAAAGGCGCAGATGGCTTTCCCGAGATTGTTCCCGAGGAGGCAGAAATCATAAAGCGGATATACCGCCGTTATATGAGTGGGCAGACCACTTGTGCCATTGCTGCGGAATTGACCGCAGACGGAATCCCTACGCCTGGAGGCAAGGCAACCTGGCAAGCGAGTACAGTTGAGAGCATTCTTACGAACGAGAAATATAAGGGGGATGCACTCCTTCAGAAATGCTTCACAACGGATTTTCTTACGAAAAAGAAGAAGGTCAACGAGGGCGAAGTTCCGCAATACTATGTTGAGCATAGCCACGAAGCTATTATTCCGCCGAACGAGTGGGAAGATGTTCAGACCGAGATACAACGCAGAAAGCGAATAGGTCGCAAGTATAGCGGAAACGGCATCTTTGCTTCTCGCATTGTATGCGCCGAGTGCGGTTCGTTCTTCGGTGCCAAGGTGTGGCATTCCAACAACGAAAAATACCGCAAGACCATATGGCGGTGCAACCATAAATTCGCCGGAGAGCATCGTTGCCAAACGCCGTTTGTGGAAGAAAAGACGCTCAAAGATAAATTCGTTACGGCATTTAATACCTTATGGGATACGAGAGCGGAGATAATCGAGAGCCTTCATTTTGCCCAAATGTTACTCACGGATAGCACCGCTATTGATACGGAGCTTGAAGAATTGACCGCCGAGCTTGAAATCATCGTTGAACTAACTCGCAAGTGCATCGAGGAGAATTCCACCTTGGCACAAGATCAGAACGAATACACCGCTCGATACAACGGCTATGTGGAGCGGTACGAAAGTACCCAAGCAAGAATTCAAGAGCTTCAAAAGCAGAAAGCCGAACGGCAAGAAAAGTACGATGGCATTGAATCCTTTATCACCACTTTTGCAAGCCAAAACAAGTCATTGACGGAATTTGATGAAGGAATATGGTGTCTGCTCTTGGAGACGGTGACGGTGCATACAAGCGGTACATTGGAGTTTCGGTTTAAGGATGGAAGCGCTTTTACAATATAAAAATACAGCAGATAGGAACCAATAACCTATCTGCTGTTGTTTGTTAGTCTATAGGATCGAACAGGCTTAATTGTGTGCTGTCAATAGTTCTTGTGCGTTTGGGCTTTTCTTCTGCTACCGAAGAACTAAATCTACCGCGTTTTTGAACTCTAGAGCGTTTTTCAATGTCTTCTTCACTCCACTCGGAGGAAATGGAAAGCAAAACCTCTTTGAGGCGTTCATTTATTGAAAGATTGCGCTCACGACTACGGCGTACAATACCAAAGCAACCTGTGGGCGATATGTAAATATCCTCAGGAGCTTCCGGAGAAACGATATCCATCATATTTCCAAATACACTTTCCTCGGGGGTTGCTGTACAATTGATTCTTACGCCGAATCCAATGTTCGCAATATCTTTGCCGAAATCAAAAAAACACCCTTCATCAGTTTTCCATTTGATAAAATAGCAACTTCCATCACCATCATCGATGATACTGGCTGTTTCATGCTGGGCATTTACTAGCCGTTCACCAATCCATCGAACAACCGGAACTGCCCATGAGTTGCCTATTGCTTGATATCGATTCGTTTTCTTTGCACCAGGCAAGTCGGTATAGTTGTCTGGAAATCCCATCAACCTTTCACATTCCAAGGGGGACAATCTTCTAATGCGCTTGTCTTGTACAACAAACAAAGAACCGTTATTTGCGGCTGCATTTCCGTTCCATTTTGTACCGTATGCGGAATACAAGCAATCGGTGTATTCTCTAAAGACTTCAAACTCGTGCCCATCCTTTACAAAGCGCAAAGGGTATTTAGGATATTCCAATGCAAGATGCGTGTGTTTTTCAAACAAGATATTTTCGGGATAAAAATCCGTACCGCCTGCTAATAAATACAAACGGCGTCTCTGCTGGGGCAACCCAAAATATTTCGCATCCAGTACACGCCAAGCAACATTTCTCTTGGGGCCTCTAACAATTCCGGCATTGGGCCATTTTCCGCATTCAATAACCTCGCTCAACCCAGCCAACGAGGACACGAGACAACCAAAAGCATTTGTTTTGTCGGTTAGGACACCCTCAACATTTTCCCAAAAAACCATGGTACGATTTTTATTTTGTTGTATGCGGATTTCGTCATTAGCTTCTATGATATCAACAAATCTTAATGTGAGATTTCCTCGATCATCATTTAAGCCGTTTTTCCAACCTGCAAGTGAAAATGCTTGGCAAGGAGTTCCTCCGCAAATCATATCCGGTGCAGAGATTGTATGTTGCAAAATCAAATCCGGTATAAGATTCATATCTCCCAGGTTCTTTATATTGGGATATTTTTTAGATAGTACAGTTGCCGGGAAAGCAGCTATCTCGGAAAACCATTGAAACTCAAAATCAAGCGGTTTCCAAGCGACTGATGCCGCCTCTATACCAGAGCAAATACTACCAACAGTTTTTATTGGCATAATTATCTCTCCAAGAGTTTTTCTTATATATTCGCTCTTTTTTTGCTTAAAGTCAAGTCAAATTCTGAAATTATTGCTTATTCTCCACAATGCACAAAAGAGCTTTTATTCTTCGTCTTTAAAATGCTCGAGTCGATATAACAGTTGTTTTCTCCATTCGGCAATATCGTACCAACCACAACCGACACAACCGCATTCAGCTTTCTTTCCTTTTTGAGGAATGCTTGTGTCCCAATCCTCCGAGCCGGAATAATAAAATTTAATTCCAAACGGATATCCGCGCTTTCCCGTTTGAAAACAGGTTCGACACACCTCACGTTTTTGCTGATTACGTTGGTTAGTCAATAACTGAAATTTTTTACGAATTTCTTCGTCCGTCATCGAATCAAGATTTTCACTCTTAGTTTCATCATCCCAACGGATTTCAGAAAATTTGTGATCAGGCAAACAATGAGCATTTGCGGTATCTTCGTATACATCGACACCACCCAAAACCTTGATGATTCTTTTTCTCAAAGCAGGAGACCACGTTTCGTAGCCATTTCCTTCAAGGCTGCCACGCTCAATAGGCAATAAAATAAGGTGCGTTTTATTGGCTTTGCAGTTAGGACAATAGTGTTTAGTGTCTGTTGCGATTGTATAGCCAAACTCTTTGAGGTCTTGAATTCTTCTTGCCCAGTTCGGATTTTGGGGAAGTGTACATTTTACGCACTGCCAACCGCCACGAATCAAACTATCATAGAAAGCCTTTGTGGTATCTGCATTGGGTTTTTCTGCCGTCCAAAAAGCGTCTTGCTTTTTCTTCCAAGCGGTAAAATTTTCGGGGCGCATTTGCTCATATACGGCATTCAGGTGTTGAGTAACATCATCATCGGTTTTTAGTGATACACCCGTCCTTCTATATTCGACAGGTACCCAACCATCCCATACAAGTTCACCGTATGTAAATTGGACATGAAGATATTCTTCGGATGCTTTAGAGTGTAGTTTTCGATTCTTATCTACAATTCTGATGTTTTCATTTAAAACGATTGCCATATCGTCACCTCCATCGACTATAACTTCAAGGAACAAAATTTCATAATATTAAGATAATAATTAATTATATCACAACTCAAGAGTTTTTTCTATACCTTTTTGTAAAAAATCCTGATAATCATGTTGTTTCGTTCACAAAAAGTTATCTGGACTATTTCCGCACCTTGTGGTATAGTGTTGTGCTACAAGGAGGTGCGCTTATGAAAAGTATACTTGAAGAACTATGGTATGGCAATGTTTGCCCCAACACCGGATGCCGAGAAGCAACGAAAGAGGCAAAGGAACTGATGGGGTATATTGCCGATCACCATGATAACCTACAGGCAACGCTTACGGAGAAACAAAAGGATATCCTTGAAAAGTTCGATGATTGCTACGCCGAGCTGACGGATATAAACGAGCGTGAAATATTCGTGTATGCGTTTCGGCTAGGAGCGAGGATTGCCATTGAAGTTATGAGCCTCGACATTGAATAAGCAAAAAAGGGGTGCAAC